TTAACCATTTCTAAATGTGCGTTATGGTGTTTTTTTAAGATTCCAATGTTTTTTGAAATGCTTTGTTTGACATTTTCAATTTTGTTTTCTAAAGCATTAACACTTCTTTCTAATTCGTTAATTCTTAATTGCAATTCGATTTCGTTAATTGTTTTCATATCTATTTATTTTTATTTAGTTAAAAAAATCTAGTCTTTCCCAGTGTCAACTCCGTACGAATACTGTGAGATTTTTATTTTTATGTACTACCCTAAGATAGTACATTCAAAAGTTTTAAAACCTAATTGATTTGCTTGACATAAACCTGCAAATTCATCAGTTTCAGCATATCCACCTTTAAAAGAATATCCTTGTTTTTCTAATTTTGAAACTTCTTTATTTCTTAGTTTAGAAGATGTAAATTCTACTACTGCTCCATTAACTACTAAGTTAAAATTTCCTGATACTAAAGATAATGTTTTCATAATTTCTATTTTTTTGTATTGTTATTTCCTTTTGTTGAAACAAAGATAAGCAATTAATTCTTTAATAAACAAATTTGTTCACTACTTTTTTTAATTATTTTCATAAAAAAAGCGTAACAAGTTGATTTGCTACGCTTTAAAAATTAATTATTTTTTGTTATCAGAATGGTAAATCCGAACTTTCTTGTGATTTAACCACATTTTCAACTTCCTTTTCAGCTACTTTAATAACGTTGTCGGTCCAAACTACCCTACCATAAGCGATATTTTGTTTTTGAACTTTACTTTCACGTTCTTCTTTACTCTGACTATATGCCATTGAGACGTTGTTTCCAAACTTTGATTCATCATTAATGAATATTTGTGTATTTAAATACTTTCCATCTACTAATTTGCTTTTATCTACTTTAGATAAATCGATACTTAAATTGATAATTGTTGCCATAATTTTTATTTATTATTTGATTTTACTGATAAACTTGCTTTGCTAAATGTTACAACTGGCACATCTAAAATTTCTCCAGTTCTTTCGTTGAACGAAGATATATTATTTTTTTGATTTTCGTATACTGATTTGTATTTACTTTCAATTTCCGATAAATTATCTTTAGCTATTTTCCATTCTTCAATGTGTTTGAAATCGAATTGCTTTCTACCCTCAACACGTGTGAATTGGTATTGACCTATTTTAAACGTTTTATCATACTTTTCTGCTTCGTTGTAAGCCAATGTGTCAATTTGCTTTTTTGCGTCATTAAAACGTTTCTCTAAGTCTTTAAATACAGCGAATGCGTCTAAAGGATTAACGTAACCTAACTCGATAGCGTGAATGATATTGTCGATAGTTTCTTTAACTGTTAACGTAGCTGTGTCGAAATTAGCTTGTAAGTGGAAACCATTTCCATATTCGTAATCTCTTTGCTCGTAGTTTAAATCTAAATTTTCCATTTTGTTTTATTTTAAAGTGTTAATAATGCTTTTTCTTGTAAATCTGATAATTCAAAATTTGATCTTAATTTTTCGATAGTATACAAACCTTTTGAAATTTGTTCAACTGCCTTTTCAAATCTTGCATTGTCAATTGTTTGTTTCTTATGGTCATTTGTTGCATCTGAGTCTTTTGTATCATCTATTAAAAATAAATTATTTAAACAATACTTTTTTGAGTAACTTGATGAAGAACCAAAACATTGTGCAATGTCCATTCCTTTGCGATTAATGTCAATACCAGCTTGAGCAGTTACCTGAATCTCATCAGTTGGATTTTCATTGTCCCAAAACTTGCACGTACTTTCAACAAATGTAATACTATTCACTTCTTTAATTTCATCACTAATAATTAAAGAGCAATTGTACTTTTTTAGCAAAGGCTTAACTGATTCTAAAATATCCTCACAACTACGATAGTTGTATTTACCAAAAGAATTAAATTGATTCTTAGGTGCTTTCAATTCAAATTGAATTTGTGTTAATTTTTCCATATCTTATATTTTTAATTTCAACAAAGATAAACATAAATATTTAATAAACAAATTTGTTTGTAACTTTTATTAAAATAAATAAAAAAAGGCTACCAATTACGATAGCCTCTAAACTAAATATAAGATATGATTTGTAAATATACGAATTTATTTAATAACTAAGCATTGTTTCTTAAGGTTTTTTGCATCGTAAGATACGTGAACCCAACTATAATTGTACTCGTTAATTAATTGTGTAAATTCTAAATTGTTTTTTATCCAATCGTGAATCTTTTTATTTTCAGCAACACTTCCAGCATCTATATCAATTGCCTCGCCTTTGCAATGTTGTGAAGTAGCACTACCTTTAACCGCTTTATTAAGGTCTTTACCTCTATAAAAAGAGTTGATCCTTAAAGGTTTTCCGTACCATTCACGTAAAGGCTCAAAGCATTTTTCTGCAACTGTGATCATTGCTTTTAAATGGTCAATAGTAGGCTCGTTTTTAATGCCTAACCTTTGAGCAGTTGCCGAAAAAGTAGCCTCTTTGAATGTTATATGTTTGCTAATGTTTTCCATTACTTCAATGTTTTTTGTGCGTGGTAAACAGCCTGACTACCTAATGCAACCGATAAAGCTTGTAAACCTACTTTTATTAAAGGTCTTGAATCTACTACTCCACTTTCTGCTATTGTTAAACTTGCTACCGATAAAGCAGTTACTATTCTACCAGCTATTTTATGTTTTCTTGGTGTTGGCTTTTGTATTCTTTCTAATAATTCCATTTTAATTATAATTTATGTTTGCAAATTTTCCGTTTAAATTCTCGAATGTGTCTTGCATATCTTTTGGTAATAAGTCTATTCCGAATGCAAAAACATCGTAACACGCTAATACTTTCTCAAAATTAGTTCTGTAATGTGTACACGCAAAAACGCTATCTATTCTTCTATGAAAACCCATTACAACATCTGACCTAAATTTTTCAAATAGTTCAATCACATAGTTTACATCGTTCTTATCTATCCCATTATCTAACCAATTGTTGCGAATTTGTTTAATGTAATCGTTATGCATAGCGTACATTTCCTTTAATATAAGCTGTTTTAACTCGTCAAAACTTACATTTTCGATATCCTTATCCAAAAAGTTAGTAAAGTAATCCGTACATACATTACATTTAAATTTAGCAAAGTCAGAACACATACGAGATTTAACCGCATCATAACTTCCATGGCTATAGAACTTCATGTGTGCAACCTCTTGCTTAACTCTTTCTAAAGTAGAAAAAACATCGTGGCATTTTAAGTCTTTAATATCTTCTTTTATTTCCTTTTTACCGATAATTTTTGAAATATCCTTGTGAAAGTAGTAAGTCAAAATACCGAAAATTATTACTATAAAAAGTAAGTAAGGTGGTAAGTTTATATGTGTTAAAAAATCAAACATTATGCAAAAGGATTTTCTGTTGGTTTAGGAAAATATTCCGATAAACTCAAGGCAGTTACAAATTGTAAATCGTTTTGTAGTTCATCTAAGTACCATAAGCCTAAACAATAGTAATATTCAATATCTGAAATTAGCCAATTATTATTAACGTCTTGAATAGGATTGAAAAAACAAACACCATCGTATGTTTTACCTAATAATATATTTTTTTGCTCTGTTGTTATTATTGCTATCATACGTTTCGAGATAAAGATGTTTGCATAGTTTGAACTAAATTGTAAAGATTAGTTACTTGTGTACTTGTCAATCCTCTACCAAAAAAAGCAAATGATTTTTCTCTATTTGAGAATTGAGCAGCTGAACCTGATACATTTCTAGCTGATAAGAAAAAATTATTAGTATTTGCTGAAATATCAGTAGGTGTATTTGATGAATTAATTAATTGAGTTGTACCTCTATAGTAATTCAAAACGTTTGATTTTTGACTAATAACTTGAAAACCTTTACTATCAGTTGTTGACGTTGAATTTTCCGCTCCAGCATATCTCAATAAAGACTCATTACCTAGTCTTGAATAGATATATACATTAGCATTTGACAAACCAAATTCCGCATACACTCCATCAGAATTAGTTCTAACATAATCACCATACGAAAAATCAGTATATGTTGTTTCAGATGGCGAGATATTTGAATCTATATACGCATTCGTACCATTTGGCAAAGCACCAGTACTTGAATGAGTCCATCCACCATTAAAGACTAATCGAAATGCTGCATCTGAATCTCTAGCATCTAAAAAATTATATTTATGTGAACTTGCAGAACCACCAACAAATGGATACAATGCTATTAGTTTGCTATCCAAACCATTACTTATTAAACCTAAATCGAAAGTATTTAAAGCATTTAAAATAGTAACATCAGTTATTCCAGTAGCATTCTTAAAAGCATTTGTACGTGCAGAAAAACCACCACCACTATTTAGTATAGTAGTTGCACCAATTGCACCTATTCCAAATCCTACCCCGTACATCTATCCTAGAACTAAAGCAACTGACCCACTTGTTAATGTTACTCCACTGAATAACACCCCTTGCCCAGTAATATAAGCACCCGCTTTAACTGCTGTTGCTGGTGTGCCTATGTAAGTAGATTTAACATCACTTCCAGCCACTTTAATAGCACTAAAAACTGTATCTTCTAATACTAAAATACCAGCAATTGTAGCTGTTTTCTCAGTTGTGTTATTGCAAATAAATACACCTTTACTTGCTACTAATTTATCAATGTTTGGTAAACTCATTTTATTTTATATTATGTTGTTATATTTCCTGCTAATGTCCAAAGATTTGGCTCTTTTTTAATTATAAAACACCAAGCATTTTTGCCAACTGTTTTAGTTTTCCCCCCCTCAGATTGAATAGTTACTCCACTTGCTCCTAAAATAGTTATTTGTCCTGTTCCATCTTGCTCTATTTCTATTCTTGTTCCAGTTGGAAAATTTACAGAACTATCATTTGGAATAGTCATTGTACAAGCTGTTGGATAACTCATCGAAATGTATTTACCTACGTCAGATAAAATAAAATCGTAGTTTGTAACTGCAAATAATGCACCTTTTAAAGTAGGTGTATTAACGTAATCGTAAATATTTAAACCGCTTACAAGTTTAGTGTCATAAGTACTTCCGTTGTAATCTGAAATCTCGATTAAGTCGGTCGATTCTAACCTACTTCCTTTTGATGTTAACTCACTTATCCTTACTTCCGCCATTTTCTATTTTCTTTAAGTATAACTTCAATTTTTCAATATTGTCGTCTTTAACCTTATAATCTTTTTTACTCATAAATACCACCCTATAAAATTTGTTTCTGAGTCAGGATACATATCACCATTACTATTATTAGTATACTCAGGGAATAAATTCTGATTAAAATTAATATAACTCACAAATCTATCAGTATAGTGAGTTGCAATAGATACTTGCTTATCTATTAAGAAATCAATCTCATTCTTTTCAGCGTTTGTTGCATTCTCTGAACTATGCTTAAACACTCCTTTGTTAGACAATGAATAGGCTGAAAATGGTAACCATTCAACTAACGTCCAATGTATCAACATAGGCTTCAAGTATGTATTAACTAAACTTAAATAATTACCACTTAAAGTTCCAGCAACAATATCAGCTTTAATTTTATTCAATAATTTTGTACCTACAACATTCTGCAAGTGTATATCTTGTGAAATCTTAATATATTGTAAAATAGTATCACTATCGATATTTCCATTAACCGATGTAAATTTTACTACGTCTTTAACTCCTATTAATAATGCCTCTGCCATATTATTTAACGTCTGATGGTAAGTTTGTATTGTTTGGACTGAACCCTTTTAAAGGTAAGTTATTTGGATAGATTGAAACCTCAAACGGATTGGTTACTTTGAAACCTTTAATCTCTGCTGCTCTCGTTCCAATTTCTTCAAACATATCTTTATCATTTAACATATAAGTCAAACGTGAAAATTTATGGCGACATCTCGGTCCTCCATGGAATCTAAAAATATCGTAATAATCTCCTCCAAATTCTCCAAATCCTTTGTTTGGTAAATCAGCAGAAAGTCTATCTATATCTTCTTTTCTATATACCTTATTTGCACTCATCATTGCTTTACAAAATGCTCTCTCAGGGTTAGGATTACCTGTATATTTATAACGCACCTTAAACATTTTACCCTTTACTTGTTTGTCTTGTGATGAAACTGCTGTAGGTCTTGCTGTACCTGTACTTACAAAATTAACCACCTTATCCATAAAAGACAATTTAGTATTGTTTAATTCGTTTTCAATGCTATTTAAATGATTATCTAATATTTCTTCATCTTCATAGTTAACATCTCTCTCATCTATTAAAATCCACTTATCATCTATATCCTCGCCATATTCTGACAAATCAATTTCTTGACTTGATAAAGTAGTTTCTTTTACATTTGCATCTTCAATTTTTGCACTTCTATCTTCAAATGGATTCAATGATTCAAAAGATAGTTTTAAACTAACTCCGTTAACTGCTAAAATCTTCTCTATTGCATCAATGTACAATTCTTGAAATGGTTTAATTACTAAGTTATCGAAGATAGTTAATGAATTCTTTAACTCGTCAGCATTTGAACTAAAACCAGTTGTTGTAGCAATACCGAAGATAAGCGGTGAAGTAACTTGATGACCTAGCATAATTTTACGTAAACATTCTTCACTTAAAAATGAATAGTGTTCAGGTGCTGAATCAAGCTGAATAGAATCTATCGTAGCTGCACTTTCTTTGTTCTTGTTAAATGAAAGTATATAAGGCTCTCCTTTACTTCCGGTAAACTTATTTTTAATGCTTTGGTGTACAGCATCTTGTTGTTGAGGGGTACCCGTTCCATTATTAAAATTTAGTAATAAGGTCGGCGTAAATCTACGTTGAGTCAGATTAATTAAATAGTCTGAAATTTCTTCCTCTAATGTACAATAAGGTAAAGCACCTTGATAGTCTACATTAGAATAGTACTTCATTCCAACTGAATAAGGCTTAA